TTACAGATCGAACTTGATGCCCTGCGCCAGCGGCAACGCGTTCGAGTAGTTGATGGTGTTGGTCTGGCGGCGCATGTAGACCTTCCATGCATCCGAGCCCGACTCGCGGCCACCGCCGGTTTCCTTCTCGCCGCCGAACGCGCCGCCGATTTCCGCACCGGACGTGCCGATGTTGACGTTGGCGATGCCGCAATCGGAACCGGCCGCCGACAGATACTGCTCGGCCGACTTCAGGTTCTGCGTGAAGATGGCCGAGGACAGGCCCTGCGGCACGGCGTTTTGCAGTTCGATGGCTTCGTCCAGCGTCTTGAACGGCATGACGTAGAGGATAGGCGCGAAGGTTTCCGTCTGCACCACTTCGTCGCTGTTCTTCACGCCGGTGACGATGGTCGGCAGCACGAAGTTGCCCTTGCGGTCGGTGAGCGCGGCGCCGCCGGTGAGCACCTTGCCGCCGGTGGCCTTGGCCTTCTCGACGGCGGCCAGGTAAGCCTGTACGGCTTCCTTGCTGTTGAGCGGACCCATCAGCGTGGTGGCCAGCGTCGGGTCGCCGATCTTGCCTTCCACCTGCTTGTACGCGGTGACCAGCTTGTCGGTCACGTCGGCAATGATGGACTCATGCACGAACAGGCGGCGCGTGGTGGTGCAGCGCTGGCCGGCGGTGCCGACGGCGCCGAACACGATGGCCGGGATGGCGAGCTTAAGGTCCGCGCTTTCGTCCAGGATGATGGCGTTGTTGCCGCCCAGTTCCAGCAGCGAACGGCCCATGCGCTTGGCGACGCGCTCGCCCACGTGGCGGCCCACCTTGGTGGAACCGGTGAAACTGATCAGCGGGATGCGGTGGTCGTCCACGAAATGCTGCGACAGCTCCACGCCCGCATCGTTGAACAGGAAGAAGATGTCCGGGAAGCCGCCTTCTTTAAGTGCCTCGTTGCAGATCTTCATCGTGGCGATGGCCGACAGCGGGGTCTTGGGCGAGGGCTTCCAGATGCAGATGTCGCCGCAGATGCCAGCGAGGAACGCATTCCACGCCCACACCGCCACGGGGAAGTTGAACGCGCTGATGATGCCCACCAGGCCCAGCGGCTGGTACTGCTCGTACATGCGGTGGCCGGGGCGCTCCGAATGCATGGTGTAGCCGTAGAGCATGCGGCTCTGGCCCACCGCGAAGTCGGCGATGTCGATCATCTCCTGCACTTCGCCATCGCCTTCGGGCTTGATCTTGCCCATTTCCAGGGCGACCAGCGAACCCAGCGCATCCTTGTGCTTGCGCAGCGCTTCGCCGCACAGGCGGATCGCCTCGCCGCGGCGCGGGGCCGGCGTGGTGCGCCACACCTTGAACGCTTCCTGCGCGCGCTTGACGATCACTTCGTAGTCCGCCGCGCTCGATGCGTGCACCGAGGCAATCACGTCGCCGGTCGCCGGGTTGACCGGGTTCAGCGTGCCGGCATCCGTGGTCTTCGACCACTCGCCATTGCCCAGATAGGTGCCCGATTGCGTGCTGCCAAGACCGAGGGCGGTGAGGATTTCGTGGGACATGCTTCGCTCCAGACCGTGGCGCGGGGATTGCGCCGGGATGAAAACGGCCATTCTAGCAGGGGGCCCGAACCCGGGTTCGCGCCGGTCATCGTTCCATGCCAGAATTCACCCCCGTTGCCCCCGTAGCTCAGTTGGATAGAGCGTCCCCCTCCTAAGGGGAAGGTCGTACGTTCGAATCGTATCGGGGGCACCAATCCAGTATTCCGGGCGATTCGGCCATCTGCCCGTAAACACCCCGAAACGCCCGCGCCCCAAGGTCTGCGGGCGTTTTCGTATCTACGCCTCTGCCCGTCAATTCCCCCATCCGCCCGGATGAACTCCCCAAAATTTCCCCATATGCTCTCCCCATGGCGAGCATCCAGAAATCGGGCACCAAGTGGCGCGTGCAGGTCTACGTGAAAGGGCAGCGTGACTCCGCCTCTTTCCGGACCAAGCAGGAGGCGTCGGCCTGGGCGTTGACCCGCGAAGCCGAGCTGGGCGGCAAGAAACTCCCCGACAAGACCTTCGCCGACGCCATGAAGGACTACGAGCGCAATGTTGCGACGCACCGCGGGGGCGCCCGCTGGGAGCTGACACGCCTGAAGGTCTTTCTGGAGTCGCCGCTCGCGCGCCGCAAGCTGGCCAGCCTTGGACCCAATGACTTCATCGAGTGGCGCGACGAGCGCAACCGCCAGGTCAAGCCGGCGACCACGGCGCGCGAAATGAACCTGCTGCAGGCCATCTTGAAGCATGCCCGTCGGGAGCTGCGCTGGATGCGGGACAACCCCATGGCCGAGGTGACCCCGCCGAAGAAGCCCAAGGGCAGGGCGCGACGCATCACGCCTACCGAAGAGCGGGCCCTCACGATGGCACTGGGGCAGCGCGGGAAGCTTCAGGCGGACACGCCGACCCATCGAGTGGGCTTGGCCTTTCTGTTCGCCCTGGAGACCGCTATGCGATCAGGCGAGATCTGCGCACTGACCTGGGATTGCGTCTTCCTGTCGTCGCGCTACGTGACGCTGCCGAAGACGAAGAACGGGGAGGCGCGAGACGTGCCGCTGTCGCCCCGCGCGAAGGAGATCCTGGAGGCCCTACCCAAGGGCGAAGGACCAGTGTTCGGCCTATCGGACCAGGTACGCGATGTCCTGTTCCGCAAGGCCCGCGACAGCACCCCTCATCGAGAGGTGCATTTCCACGACACGCGCGCCGAGGCCATATTCCGGCTGTCCAAGAAGTTCGACGTGCTCGAGCTCGCGCGCGTCATTGGTCACCGGGACATCAACAGCCTGCTCATCTACTACCGGTCCACGGCATCCGAATTGGCACTCAAGCTAGGCTGAGCGCCGCTGATTCATGGCCCACTCGTCCACCTCGGACTTCTTCCACGACCGCGTGATCGGGTTGGGCTTCGGAAAGTCCGGTCGGCAGGCCACGCGCTCGAGGAAGCCACGGCGGTTCGGTTCGCCCTTCGGCGTGACCATTCCCAGGTACAGCGCGCACGCATCTGCGCAGAGCCAGCGGTCGCCATAGACCAAAGCCGCGATGAGCGCGTAGGTGGTGTCCGGTTTCTCTTTCTCGCTCATGGCGCGCGCTCCGGTGCCGGCAGAAGGTTCTGCCGGGTGATGTGTTCAATGACGGACATGCCGCTGGGCAGCACCAGGTGGGCAAGGAAGGCAGCCTCGAAGGTGAGCATGCCGATCTCGATCGCCGTGACCTGTCCCTTCACCCAGTCGCGCAGGATCGAGTAGACGGCGACGCTGCCGATCTTCAGGGCGCGCGCCTCGTGCTCGACGCGACTGCCACTCGTCCTGGGGCCATACGGATGCTCCCGCAGCCACGCCGCGGCATAGCCCTTGGCGCTGGCCTTCAGCTGGACCTGCCGGCCGCGGTGCTCGAACTGGACGAACAGCTCGCCAGTCTCGTAGTCCTCACCTGTGGCGAACTTCGTGCAGCCGAACCCGCGCAGCATCTTCTGGATGTCGTTGATGGCGTTGTTGCCGCTGGTGGCGTTCTCGTACGGGAGGCTCATGCTGCCTTCCTCTCCTGCTCAATGCGTTTTGCAAGGTCCTTCATGTCGAACTCGTGAGATCGGCGGCGCACCTGAAAATGTGGATCCGCGAGCAAGCGATCCAGCTCGGCTGCCTTGAATGGCGCCCAGATGTCAGTGTCTGTAGGGGAGTAGCGGAGCCTGTACTCGTAAGGATGTGATTCGAGCGAAGGGAATGGCCCTTTGCTTTCCTCTTCCTCCTCAATGACTGGCATTGCCGACCGATCAAGGGCGTTCCACAGTTCCTCGATCTCCTCCTCGGGTATCGGCCGTTGGACCGCATAGCCGCAGTCGCCGCACCTGACCTCGCTTACGCCAAGATCGCGGGAGCTATTGATGTGAACGAAGTCGACGCCGCACTTGGGGCAAGGTTCGAGCTTAGCCATGGGGTGATACCTCCTGCTCAATGCGTCGGAACTCGATGGTCATGCGCATGCTCCTAGCGGCAGGCGCAGCTGCACGGCGCCGATACGGGTACGGGCGATCGCGGCATAGTCCGCGTCCTGCTCGATGCCAATGAAGTCGAAGCCCTCGAGAAGGGCACCGCGGCCGGTGCTGCCGCTGCCCATGAATGGGTCAAGCACGATGCCCTTGGCCGGCCCGACAAGACGGCACAGGTAGCGCATCAGTTCGGTGGGCTTCACCGTGGGGTGGTTGTTTGCCGCTGGCGCTGGCGCGCCGCCATCCCGGCGGGTGATGTGCTGGCCGCTGGTATTCGACACCATGCCGGATTGGCGCTTGGGCAGCCCGTCATACCCATCATTGCGGTCCTTCCGGGTGGCCTTGGCGCAGTAGAAGAAGCGGGCGGCGCTACCACTGTCCAGGCGCCGCTTGCCCGGCTTCATCTTGAAACCGACAGGGCCAGAATTCTCGCTATCGGCACTCGCTTCTCCAACGCGTCCGCGCCGCATCGCTCCATAGGCGTTCTGAGTCTTGCGCTGGGCCGCATTTGTGCTGGCATTGGCGAGTTGTCCTGGCGCCAGCGGGAACGCCCCCACGACCTCAACGCTGCCATCGTGGATGACATTGGCAGGCCATCGGCCATCCGGGTTGGGCGGCAGGCGCTCGACGGTGTCGCCATCCTGTCCAGGCACCGCCGTTGATTTCTTCGCGGGCCCACCCCAGCCGGGAGTGCCAACTTCAGGGGCGATGCCGTCTGGCCATCCAACACGGCAATCATCGATGTTCAGCGCGCCCGTGCCGAAGCGGGCATGGTTGGCCTCGACAGTACCGATCAACGGCTTCCGGGCGACGACGATGGGTTCATGCGCTGGCTTGAGTGCTGTTCCGCCCCAAGGGCCATTGTGGGACTTGGGAAAGCCACTTCCGTAGATCCACATGATGCAGTCGCGCACCTCCCAGCCAGCGTCCTCGATAGCGCAGGCCATGCGGTGATAGGTGCGGCTACCGCCGAAAGCGACTAGGTGCGCTCCGGGCTTGGCGACCCGGAGGAACTCCTTCCAGAACTCGACACCTGGCACGCCGTGGTCCCAGTCCTTGCCCATGAAGCCAAGGCCGTAGGGCGGATCGGTCACGATCGCGTCGATGCTGTCGGCCTGAAAGGCCCGCAGCACCTCGCGGCAGTCGCCGACGTGGATGGTCACGGCATCACCCATTGCGCCGCTCCTTTGGTTCGAAACGGTGGTCGTAGGGTGCATCGCCGGGTTTACCGCCAGCGGCGTGCATATGGACCGCCGAGTGCAGGGTAAAGCCGCAGATGGCGCACGTACCGCAGGTGCAGCTCCATGACTTCTGGCGATTCTTGAGGGTCCGGAACTTCTTGTGCGGGCAGTCGGCGCCGACGCCGCCCTCACCGATTTCCCAGGGCTTCGGGCTACGCATTGCCGTCCTCCTTGCGCGACGCCGCATGCCGTTCGAACATGGGGCCATTCATCAGGATGGGGAGTTCACGCATTCTGGGCCTCGTCTATGTATCGCTTGTGCCTTCCACGGCGCCCATTTTTTGGTGGATGGTTCTTGAACCTGCCACGATTCTTGCGCTCGCGGTCCACTGCGTTGTCAGTGTTGGACCCGAGGAATAGGTGATCCGGATTCACGCAGAGAGGCGTATCGCACTTGTGGCAGACCTGCATGCCCACAGGGATCGGTCCTTTGTGGAAGGCATAGAAGAGCCGATGGGCACGAATCATGTTTCGACCATGGATGCCCAACTTCCCATAGCCATCAGGGTCGCGAGCACCTAGCCAAAGCCAGCATCCGCATTCGGGCACCGGGATGTAGTTCTGCGCTACATAGTCGGTCATGCGTTCGATCATGCTATGCCGCCTCCCTGACGCTGTGCGGGGTTAGGCATTGGGCGCCTCGTAAGGAATCAGCGGTTGTTCGCCGGCGACGTATAGCGGGTGGCGCGGCGCGCCGGCCTTCGTGCATCCAAGGCACAGCACGCGGTTGGCATACGCGTGCAATAACTGCAGCGCTGGCCGAGTCACGCTGGCTAGTGGGTTGGCGCCCCAGGCAGCCACTACATCGCGCCCCTTTGCGGCTTCCCTCATATGCATCACGTTGTTCGGTCCCATGGCAACAACGAGTTCCAATGGGATCTTCTTCGGATCGGTAGCGCGGAAGGCGAACAGGTTCACGACGACAATGCCGCCGTATCCATTGGCCTTAGCGAAGCCGATACAGCGGCGGATGGTGGGATCATCCTGGCTGGCATCAGCAGTGCTCGGGTTGAGCATGCAGAAGACTAGGGAATCACAGCTGGCGTCCCATTGGCGGTACAGGATGTAACGGTAGCGACCACAGTCGGAAATGATGGCGTCCGTACGGATGGCGGGGGAGTTCATGGCAATTGTCCGTGGCGCAACCGGGCGGTTGCTTTCCTTAGAATTGCTTTCGAGGGAAAAACTGCCCTGGTTTTGAGGCGCTAGTTTCACGACTCAGCCTTCCCGCGCTGGCTGAGCATGGCTTGGCGGCAGGCGTTCCAGCCCTCTACATATCCATCACGACGCCAGTCATCGTCATCCATCATTGGCGGATCACAGCACGGAACCGGCAGGGCATCCGGCACCCTCGCCTCCCAGGAGAGATGGGCGTCTATCTGTGAGCGTATGCGCTGAGCATCGCCGTTTGGCGTGTCATGCGTTCGACCTTCCACACCTTCACGATAGGCGCAATCCCAATAGGCATCGATCAGTTTGCTAATCGTCGTCATTGTCCAGGCTCCTTGCGTGCTTTGAGCATGGCGTCAGCCCATGCATAGGGCCACTGCACGCACCATTGCTTTGAATACTCCGCCTCCCATTGAGCAATGGCATCTCTGTTGGCGTCGTAGTAACAATCTCCGCATTCGCGCTGTGCATCTTGCCAAGTGAAGTAATGGGTAAGTCCGTCGTCACTGACCCAGTCAGACGTTGGTTTTGGTGGCATGTCAGGGGAGAACCAAGCTTGTGGATCGGGGGCATGTGCCGCGAAGTAATCGCGCAGCGACATGCCACGAAGCGCCATGTATTCGGCATCACTGCATTCGTGTGCTTTGGGATCAACGGGGAACGCTGGGAATCCCTCGTCATCCCGCAGCCTCTGTTCGCGCGTGGTCATGTCACTTCTCCGTTCGTGATGAAGCCGTGCCAATGGCCTGATGCGCTTGCATCGATTGACGGGGACAGTGAGAGGTTATCGAAGCTGTCGCCGGACATATTCCACGGCTTCTGAATCCATCCAAAGCATTCATGGAAAGGAACAGCAAGGCGTTGTGTTCTGCAATGCGGGCAATCGAAAGACAGGCCAACGCGAACGCCTTTGCTGTCGGCAACCCAATGCGGATCAAGTTCGGTAAGTCTCATCCCCTTGCCCCCGCTTGCGGCGCTGCGGCGAGCAATTCCCGGATGGTGTCTGCCACGTCTAGCGGCTCATTATTTCCATCGTCCTCGTACTTGCTTGCCTCATCATCAAGAAAAGGCAACGCTCGCTCCATGGCTTGACGCCACCCATCCGGCATCGCCGCGTGCGGCAGGGAGGTGGCGAAGTCTTCCAACATTTCTCGGACACTTGCGCGAACTAAGTCTGTTTCTTCTACATCATCCGGCCAAAAGTCTTTACCGAAATAAACGGAGCAAGCACGCTCCACATCCGCATCCGTTACCACGCGAGGCGTGCTCGGCTCGGCTTTCTTTCCGCAGGCGTAGCAGTCATATGGTCCGTTACCCGCTGTGTCGTACACACCGTCCTTTTCGCACGATTTGCATTCATCGCTCGGCGTGGCGCGGGAGAGGATGGCTTCAAGATCGGCCACGCGGTTCCACAGGTAAAGCCGCTTGGGTACTGGAATGCCAGCGGGCAGATCGAGGAAGCCCATGCACTCCCGCTTCCACTTCTTTACAAGTTCATCGATCAACTCGCGCGGCACGCTGACGTGTTCGGTGGTCATGGCTAGTCCTTAGGCAGCTTCGCGCGTGTTTGTAGGAAGATCAGGGAACGAGCCCCATGACGGCCGCATCTCAGCCCAAACAGCATGGGGAGAGATGGCATTGCGGCGGCAGTATCTGGTGCACTTCCCGTTGATCCACACCTCGCGCTGATCGGTCGAGGTGTTGTCGTAGACGGTGGCGTCGAACATGTCTGGTGTGCGCTTCATGCGGCTTTCCTCGTCATCAGCGCGCCCTCGTACTCGTCCACCAGGAGCTTGAACTCCCAAAGATCCTGCTCCAGCGCGTTGATGTAGTTGTCATCGCGGGCGAACTCGCGAAGCCAGAGCTGTTTTCCGGCAGGCTTCAGGGCAGGGCAGTACAGGCCGATATGCCACCACTTGCGACCGGTGAGCCACATGCAGCCTTGCGCCTGGTCGAAGATGTCACTGGCGTCGTTGTCGATGTGGAACTGGCGCAGGCGCGAGGGATCGACAAAGCATTTGTATTCAGCTCCACCGTCCTCACCGATCAGGCCGTCAGCACTGGCACCGAAGAAGCCGTCATCAGTCGTGATGAAGCCGGCCTCCTGGACGATGTGCCCCGTCTGCATCTCGTGTTCCATGCGAGCGTCGGCTTCCAGCTCGTGGCCGCGGCGCATGGCCCATGTCTCGAAGCCTTCATCCAGAGGCTCGCCGCTGATGCGTTCGACTGCCAGACGGAAGGCGTAGTCCTTGGAGGCCTCAGACCATTCACCACAGGGCAGGCCGGCAAGGGCACGCGTGATGATCGACGAACGCGGCACAGACTTATAGCCAGCCTGCTTGGCTGCGTCCTTTTCATGGACTCCGCCGTTCACCGCATCGACGAACGCTTGCTGTTGATCCGTGAGACAACCTACGCGGCTGCGCGCCGTGGCGAACATGCTGGCCGTGATACATCCGCTACGGGCCTGTTTCCACTCAGCTGAACCCTGCACGCACTGAATGATCCTCATGCCTGTTGCTCCTCATCTACCTGAGTGGGAGCGCTGCGGATGTAGTCAAGACGCGCAGTAACAGCCGACTTCAGTCGCGCATACCCGGCATTGTTGCCAGCTTCACGCAAAGCTTGTCCGCCTGACTTCCAGAGATCTTGAAGCTCTTCGGCCGACTGGCAGTTGTTGGCCTTTTCGATCCATTCCTGGCTATTGTCGAAAGGCGCGCTAGCTCGAAACGCGTCATCGTCCTCGCCGTGGCTGGTCAGATTGAGAAGGGCACTTGCGGTGTATCGCTTGCCATAGCTTACGCTGGAGGCGACAGCCTGGACATCCGGCTTGTTGCCCGACTTGTCCGCCGGAAGAATGATCTGCGTGTCCACCTTGTGGCCGCTGCGATGAGACAGCACGCCAGTGACGCCGATCCCATTGGAGAAGTCAGTGCGAAATGACAGGGCGAACCCGTATTTCGTCAGGATCGGCTTGATCGCGGCATTGATGTCCTCCCACAACGCAAAGCGGTAGCGCCCATTGGCATCTCCACGCTCGGTAACACTGGGAAGTTCCGCCTGCATCTGCGCCATGTCGGCAGAGAACTCGGCCTCAGCCTTCTTCGCTTCAATGCGCTCATACATCGCCATCAGGCGTTCCATCTTGTCCACGTCCGTGTTCGGATCAGCGGCGGCGCGCGAGATAACGGCGAGAAGCGTCGTTGTATCCGGCTGCGCCTGGGGCAACTGGTCAACCTTGACTACTGCGTTCATCAGAATCTCCGCGCACTAACCCGTGCGCTGGGTGTTGGAATGAGGTGCCGGTCTTTCCCGGCTGTCAGGAGCATTCGGTGACGAAGGGCTCCGGAACTTCGGATCAGGCTGCGATGGCCTGGTCGTAGACGTTGTCATTCGCGTCTATAGGTTTTGCGCCGATTACGTCGGTCGCCTCTCGCGCGGTCCACTTCCGATCTTCAGTCCGTCGAAACCAATTCAGCCCCGTAGGTGGTGGAGCTGGCCGGAATCGAACCGGCGTCCGAACTGCCTTTCAGTTGCTTCGTACCGCGATAACCCAAATTGCCAACGACGACGCTCTGGGGTGTTAGGTGGCGGCAGGCCGGCCTGTTCAATTCGCCCTTGCTGCCCAGCAAGCGCCTGCCGCCGGTGAAATCAGGCAGCCTGTTCGATGGGCTGCGGATCGGGCGCGATGCGGATGCCCTTGTTTTCGAGCTTGTTCAGCACGGCGTCGCGGCGGTTCTGGAGGATGTGACGGACCTCCGACTCAGTGAGTCGGTACTCGGTCACACCGTCATCCGGCACAAGGTTGTCGTCCAGATGCGCAATATCCGAGTCGATCAGATACAGCTGATCGAACAGGGCACGCACTTCGTCCAGCGCAGCTCGGCCACGGATCGTTGCCGGGGTGACGAGTGGGGCATTCATGCAACCTCCTTCGGCACACCGTTCTTCAGCGTGTACCAGGTGTCAGGTTTGATGCCATCACGCCCAGCGATGCCAGCCCACACTGCAACGATGGCGTACTCGTAATCACGTTCGACCAGGAACAGAGCACAACCTTCCTTGCCGCGAGCCTTTCCGTTTCGGCCCGATGCCGTGGCAGCGCCGTAGTAGCCCGATGCCATGGCAGCGCCGGAGTCGCCCGATGCCGTGGCAGCGCCGTAGTCGCCCGATGCCGTGGCAGCGCCGGAGTAGCCCGATGCCATGGCAGCGCCGGAGTAGCCCGATGCCGTGGCAGCGCCGGAGTTGCCCGATGCCGTGGCAGCGCCGGAGTAGCCCGATGCCATGGCAGCGCCGGAGTCGCCCGATGCCGTGGCAGCGCCGTAGTTGCCCGATGCCGTGGCAGCGCCGTAGTCGCCCGATGCCGTGGCAGCGCCGGAGTCGCCCGATGCCGTGGCAGCGCCGTAGTTGCCCGATGCCGCAACCGATCCATTCTTCTCGTCGGTGGTGCATCCAGGAACCACCTTGGCCCGACTCGTCGTGTACTCGATGGCCGCCTTGATAAGTCCGGCGAGATTGATCTCTGCCTTGACCTTAATCTTGGAACTGGCGATCTTCGAATCATCGTCGTGACGTGAAAGCTCGCCGCTCTGTTCAACGATGGCGAACCGAGAATTGCCTCGGTAATAGCGCAGAACATGCAGCGGATACTCACAGGCGTGAAACCCGCTGTTGCAAGCCTTGACCGGGCCATCATGCTTGTATTCCTTTCCCACCTCATACTGGAAACCGCGGCAGGCAAGGTTCGAGTCGAACCCCTTGTAGGTCGTGACCACAGGCTGATCCTTCGCTTTTACTTCGGTCTTCTTGGCCTTCTTCGTAGTCACTTGTTCTTCTCCATGTAAGAGGCGCCTGCCACCACGGCGCCAGGGGTTGCGTTAACCGGGTGCAGGTCCGGCGTGGTGGCAGGCAACTGGTTCAGATCGAATTCGGTGAGGAACAAGCGCTGACGCTTCAGCAACTCGCTTCGCATCGCGTCGATCTGCGATTCGGAGAGTTCGGAGAGGTGGTGGCAGCTCATGATTCGCGCGCCTTGAGCAAGGCGTCGGCAAGCGCATAGGCAACGGCTGCGATTTGCTCGTCCTTGGCGATGCCCCACGTATCGTTGTGGGCGCAGATTCCCTGCAGCGCCTTCGCCGCAAAGTAATCCCGAAGGGTCATTCCACCGGCACCGTTATCACCGCAACCGGGGATGCTGATGGGGAATGCTGGACCGCCATTCTCGTTGGTGTACGGATTGCTCATGCCGCCCTCCCACCATGCGACGTATGGCTCCACAGATGCGCCCGCGCATTGGTCAGCGCCTGGTTCTGCGAAATCCCCTTGCACATCGTCTGCACGGCGATTCGCTCGGCGCTGGCGATCAGCTCGCGGGAGGCATTGGCGTCACGTCCGTACTTGCGGACCTTTACGCGGACGTCAAATAGATCAGAAGGGTAGATGTAGCTCATGATTCGGCCCCACGATTCGTGTACGTAGCAATCGCTTCTTCCGCATCCAGACCATTCTGGATGGCCTCTAGGCCAACGGAGACCAACTCCGGCGGATATCCGTAGAGTTGATGCTCAATCTCGATGTCGATGCACCGGTTGATGTCGCTTCGCACCATGGCCTTGGCGTAATCTTGAAGAGCGCTCATGCCCGTTCTCCGGTGGCTTTGGTGATGGCGGCGTCTGCGGCGTCCGCATGACGGATCAATTCCGCTGCGAAGTGACGGATCTCATCCGTCGATCCATGGAAGGAAGCGCTCAAGCCACATGGTTCTTCCGAGCGGAAGATCAGTGCGATGGAAGCGCCAAGGCCGCCATACAGAGCGTTGATGCCAGCAGTTACGGCGCCAAGCTTGGCCGCGTCGTAGGTAAACAGGGCAGTCTGTGTATTCACAAGACCACCTCCATCCAGCGAGCCAAGCGGCCAGACTTGCGAGCCCAAGCGTCGAACTCAGCCGTCATCGACTCATGAAGGTGTTCGTAGCGATCACGCAGGGCGTCATCGCTACGGGTCTTGTCACGCAGCGGAAGACCATGACCGAGAAACAGGGCGACCAGTGCATCAAGGTTCTCCGCGGTGCGCGGAGCCTGGATATATTCCGAGACCTCGGTGCGGTTTCCACGCATCTCCTCCAGAGCATCAAGCTCGGCGGCGGCGCGGTTTTCTGCCTGGTCCTGCACCCGCTGGTACTCGCGGGCGGCTCGTTCGGCGTAGCAGGGAAGGGCGTTCATCGCTCACTCCACAGGGCCTGAAGTGGCCCGATGGAGAAAGACTAGCAACGCTAGCTATCCAGTACAATAGCAGTGGTAGCGTGGCTAGCGATACATTCAGTTTGCGTTTATATTTCACAGGGCCGTCGCAGTTCCTAAAGCTATTCTTGGACCTGCCGATAACGCCAGATGAGTGAAATGTAAGGTGCATTGATTATTTTCTTCTCACCTTGTGCGATCCTAGTGCCATGAACGAGAGGCTAAAAAAGATGCGCGGAGAGATCGAGGAGATCACCGAGGTCGTCTCGAAGTCGCTTCCTGCGGCCGAAGCTTCGTTGCTTCGAGCAGTTGGCCGTTTTGCGGACAGCCTCGTTCAGCACGAGAAAAAGCAGAACGAAGAAATTGAGCGCATCCGAGGGGAGATGAAACGTGGCTCACGCCAAGGAACAGGACGATTCCATCTTTGATTTCTTGTACGTCGATCGACAACGATTGGCGTTGTTTGTAGCGCAATTGGATGACGATGGAGTCATCGTTCAATCCAAGCGCATCGTCGGCTCTAGCATGTCTAACCAGGGCGAGCTCAAGGGAGGTATACCCTCCGTGGCCACGGTTGGCGGAACTATCTCTGATGCAGCAACGGAAAGTGCTGAGCGCCAGTTCGACGCCAGCTACTCACTGCCGCTAAACGCGCTAAGCATTCTTCAGTCGGCTGGGCGAATCAAAAAGGAAGCGGCAGACCTGACGCTTGGTCATATCGTCCAACTCGAAGGTATCGTTGAGATACGGGATATCGACCTTATCAAGCGATTGTGGGACACCTTCACAAAGAACCTAGTGGATAAGGCGCCCTCCCATAAGAAGGGCACGGTCAAGCACGAAGTAAGCGTTGCGGGAAACGTTCTTAAGGAACTTCCACCGACAACGCAAATCTTTGTTCGCACGGCAGATGCAGGTTACTGGGGAATGCTCAACGGTGCTGACCCGACATTCAACTCTCACTTTATTGGCCTCAAGCACGGCACGCGTATTCAGGGCACATGGCAAGTCATCGGAATTCTCGATGCGCTACCAGACAGTGAGCCTGCCAGCGAAGAGACCACTGGAAATCTTCTTTCCGACATGAGTTCAGTTATCAATGGCATGCGCACGCTCTTGGGTAGGCCGTTCGACTCCTACGGAATAACGCCGCTCGCCATTTTTAGGCCTTGTGGACAGCCCTAAGAAAAGCCCCGCTTATGCGGGGCTTTTTCTTAGAGCCCTCCAGGCCCGCTCTTATCAATCACGCGTCCGATGACCAGGAAGTCTGATGAGTTGTGGTCGATAAACTCATCGGGATAGGTGACCTTGTCCTGGTTGTCCGACACGATGCGAATACGTCCATCAGCAGCGCGGAATAGGCGCTTCACGCGGGCCTCACCACCAGAAATGATGACGTAGACATGATTGGATACGATCTTGGTGTTGCTGCGATCGACCACGACCTTGTCGCCATCGAATACCGTCCGCTCCATGCTTTCGCCGCGGACGCGCATGATCATCAGGTCTTTGGCCTTGGCACCAGTCTTCTGCAGCCATTTAAGGGTATAGCGCTGTCGGTACTTCGTCGGCACGTATTCAGGAATAGGGTGTCCATTACCCCCGCTGACCTCAACGTCGAACCCATCCACCCAAACCTCCGTTTCTGGGTCAAAGCCCTCGTCATCCTCCACGGCCTCAATCTCATAGGCAGGGATCACGACGCGTCGTTGACCAGTAGGACTGGTGGATGAGGCAGCAATATTGGCGAAGTCTTCACTGATTAACTCAGGGGATGTTCCTACGAGTTCAGCGACCACTGCGGCCTTGTCCGCTGGGATCGGGCGCAGGCCAGTCTTCCAGTGATAGACATTGGCCGCGTTGATTTCGAGCGCACGGCCGATCTCGGCGGCCTTTACTCTCGACGCCAGAAGCCTTTCAGCGAAGTGTTGAGCGTACTTGTCCATATAAAGCAATGCTAACAATAGCCTTGGCAAGCATGGCTATTGACTGCTAGCGCTAGCGCAGCTAGTCTTTTGCCATGGACACAAAACAGAGCCACCAGGTCGAACAGATCCAGCGCGCAGTCAAAATTCTTGGCAGCAAGGCTGCCTTGGCTAGGGCCGTTAGTAAGACGCAGCCTCTGATATGGCAATGGTGCGCCGGACGTCGCCCTGTATCTGCCAGGCATTGCCTTCTGATCGAGAAGGCCACGGCCGGTCAGGTGACCCGCTACGACCTCCGCCCCGACGTCTTCGGCGAGCCCAGCAAGAAAAGGGCGGCGTGATGTCACCTCAGTCGACCAAAGGGATCGTGGGGTGCGGGCGGGAGATTGATCCGCGGGGTCTTCTCGTCGGTGGCGAACTTCCGATCGCAGATGGGGCAGTTGAGGCTGTAGAAGCCAAAGGCATTCGCAGAGCGCAACAAGACCGCTCGAACGCCCTTGGTGTCCATGCAGGGCTGACAGATGTAGTGCTCCGGCTCCGCCGAGCCTGGATCTTCGGTCCCTGCAGTGTCTCCCGCGACCTTCAGTCTGTACACGAAGATGCCCTTGGATATCTCGAAAAGCGCATAGCTGTTGCGCTGAACAAGCGACTTTTTGAGATCGGCCAACTCCTGTGCGGTTTCGAGGTACTTGTTTTGAAGCTCGAAGAGCTGCGCAGTAAGCGAGAGGACGCCATGTTGTGCCGCACTCAATTGCTGGACGACTGCGGCGTTCTTGATGAGATCTCGACTCTCGAGAGCGACATTGATCGCATCTTGCGCGGTCTTGAGCGTTGCGCCTATGGACCCGAATAACGACACGTTCATGGATTCCCTCCTGTTGGTGGTTGGTCTGCTCGCACAGCCAGCCTACCAGCGGGAGGAATCCGCCATCCAGTAACACCGCTCCACTCATACCCACTGCCAAGTGACTCTCCAAGGAATGAACGATGTACGCCGACCCGCGACACATCCGTGATAACCCGATCAAGGTCCGTCTGAATGACGACGAGTACGCCGTGATCGAAGCGATGGCACGACTGAACAAGCGTCAGCCTGCCGTGTTTGCGCGTGAACTGCTCATGCAGGGCATCGCATTGCTGGAACAGCGTAACGAGATTGCCGACGCCGCCTGAAGTGGCCCTTCCGACCCTGAGGAGGGGCTATGCCTGACATCACCGTGGCGTTGACCGATGACCAGCGAAGAGAGCTGGAAGCGGCAGCACGAGAAGCAGGGGTGACGGTAGATGAATACGCGGCTATGGCCGTGTCGCAAGCAGTAGAGACCCGGTACGTGCTTCCGAGCACGGCCGGGGTAGTGGTTCCCATGAAGGGACTCAAGAGGCCCAAGTAACCGGGCCGCAAAACGGGGCCCTCAAACGCACTCGTTTCGAACACGCAACGCACTTCCCACATTCGACGATCTGCTCACCACGAGCACGAGAACACCAATGCACACCGTCATCGACTTCCGTATCCAGGACGAACACCAGCAGCGCAACGACGCGCTGGAATTCATCGTGGACGAAGACATGGCGGCCCTCATTCGGGTCAATACGCGGACATGGCGTCAGCGCAATGGCCTGGAGCCGGAACAGTCGGAGGCAGCATGACCACCATCCGCCAGGAAACGTTCTGGGATCGCGATCAATCGCTGCGCTTGGTCGATACGCCCATCGCACGCAGCTCCGATCCGGAGTCGAGCCATCGCGCTGCCGCCGAGCTGACTGCTAGTGGTCGCCGCGGTCAGCAGATCGCGCAGACCATTGCCGCGGTGCGCGCTTTCCCTGGAAAGACCAGCCAAGAGCTGTCGGACAAGACCGGCATCTGCAGGTTTGTGCTCGCACGCCGCTTGCCTGAGGCAGTCACGGCCGGCGCCATCGCCAAGGGACAACAGAGGCCCTGTTCGGTCACCGGCAAGCTGGCACTGACGTGGTGGCCTGTTGATCCGGGGATGAAGGTGGCTGCGTGACACTACAGTTTGAACAACACACGGCTAGTCCGACGGGGCGAAAAGGCGGTCTCCCGAGCCGCTCTGCCGTTGTGTCCTCATCGGGCATTACGGGGATGCACATGGCTAAGACTTACTGGGAAAAATTGAAGGATCCGCGCTGGCAGAAGAAGAGACTGGAGGCGCTACAGAGCGCGGAGTTTGCGTGCCAGGTCTGCTATGACAGCGAATCCACGCTGCACGTCCATCACAAGCAGTACTTCAAGGGCCGTGAGCCGTGGGAGTACGAGGTCGAGCAGTTGGCAGTTCTTTGTGAGGCATGTCACGCGGAACATCATGCATCGGATGATGAGCTCAGTGTCGTCTGCTCGTTTCTTCCCATGGACAGCCCACGGTCACGGTCAACCGTCGCGTCCCTAATTGCTGGATACGCGGGCCAAGAACTGCCGAGCGCGGATCCGGATCACTTTGCTTACTACGCAGGAATTCTGGCCGAGCGTATGTTCGCAAACTATTCAAGCAACATCTATGACCTTCTCGATATGGAGGTTGTGAGTAGGGCCGATGCATACGGCATCTTCCATGCGGCACTGGCATATGTGAAGTCAAAGCGGGGCGACGCGACGTGAGCCGATCCCGCAACCTCAAGCCTGGCTTCTTCAAGAACGAGACGCTGGCCGAGTGCGACCCGCTCGCGCGCCTGCTGTTCGAAGGGCTGTGGTGCGAGGCCGACAGGGAAGGGCGCCTAGAAGATCGCCCGCGCCGTCTCAAGGCGGAAATTCTCCCCTATGACGACTGCGACATCGAGCGTCTACTGGGCCAGCTGAGTGATCGCGGCTTCATCGAGCGCTATTACGTTGGTGCCGAGCGCTATATCGCCATAGTCAACTTTGCGAAGCACCAGAACCCTCATGTCCGAGAGGCGGAGAGCGTCATTCCTGCCCCAAACGGTACGGAGCACAACCTAGGCAGTGCACGGGCACAACCAAGGCAGTGCCAAGGCGATGCTGAGCATGGAACGAGCCCGGCTGATTCCTCTTTCCCCCATCCCTCATCCCCCATCCAGGGAGAGAGAGAAACGCACGCGACCCGCGCTGGCGAATGTGCCAAGGCGATGCGTGAAGCCGGCTGCGTCTCGATCAACCAAAGCAATCCGGATTTCCTGGCTGCGCTGGATGAGGGCGTGACGCCCAAGGAGTTCGCCGACGCGGTGAACGCCCACAAGGACGAAGTCTCAGGCGCTGGCCTGTTCAAGTACGCCGTGAAGGCAGCACGGACGAATCACGCCAAGGAAGCGGCTCCGGTTGTCATCCCATCGGCCCGCGCCGGCCCTGGCCAAACGCAGAGCAAGACCATGGGCGCAATCCTCGCACTACAGGGCATGAAAGATGGACTGGATCAAACACGAACTGCTGACCGGCTTTCAGAAGCTCCTCACGCTCGGCTTGGAGCGTCAGCCGGCGGCTGAAGTCATCCCGGGCACAGTGGCGACCTGGCTGGAGACCATCACGCATGGTCGCCAGTTCGACAAGCAGCGTGACGCGTGGCGCTTCCGTGCGGCGTTCATCACGCTTGCTGGCCGGCAGCGTACGTGGCCCGTCCCACGTGACCTGATCGATGCCTTGCCACCTGCAAGGTTACCCGAAGTGGTTGACGTCAGCCGGCGTCTCACCAGCGACGAGGCCGAGAAGGTCGCCAAGGGTGAACTCGAGAAGATTGGCAAGCTGTTTCATGTCGACTTCACCGCTACGAAGCCCAAGAAGACTCCTCCGTTGGCATCTGTGGACTTCCCGCGGTGTTGTGAGAAAGGAACGCGTGAACAGCCGGTGTGCGATGACTGCCGTCAGGAGATGCGTGATCTACATGGTCCAGTGATTCCATTCGATAAGTCGAAGGGAGATGCGGCATGAAGCGTGGACTCAAACCTGGATATGGGACGAACCTCGAGTTCGGCATGCGCTTCCTTCTTTGGGCTGATGGATTAGGACATTGGCCGAACTTCCGAGAGGTGATGTCGGCCTTTGGTGTATCGAAGGCATCTGCCTATCGCTACCTCGATTCCTATCGGAACGTGAAGTCCGTGGAGCTAACGAGGAAAGCCGCATGACCCGCTGCCACCACTGCCATTGCCGCCTTACTGAGGACGAGGTGATGTACTACGAATTTCGCTGCGCACGTTGCGAGGACAAAGTAGTGCGCCGATACGACAACCGGTACTTCGTCGGCCCGTACCGTGCCGGCAACATCCTCTTCTGCCTCATCGGCGCTGGCATCTTCGTCGCCTTCATGTACTGCATGTGGCGGTCGGTGGGAGGCTGGCGATGACCATCCCCAACACCTACTTGCGCCGCAAGATCGTCGATGCGCTTGGTGAAGGCCCGAGTACTTCGGCTGCGCTTGCCCTGAAGATCAACACGGAGCATCACTCGGTGCTGCCCGCGCTGCGGTCCATGGCCGCCCAAGGGATGCTGCGCAAGTCCATTCCACGCAACAAGGTTCCGGTTTGGAGGTTGGCGTGAGCTATTGCCGATTCAGCAGTAACGACTTCTTGTGCGATGTGTACGTGTACGAGTCGTGCCTTGGTGGCTGGGAGATCCATGTCGCCGCCAACCGCGTCGTATTCAAGGAGCCACTGCCCGACCCACTCCCGTGGAGCGCGGAGAACGCCGAGGCTTGCGTGGCGCGTATGCGTAAAGTCAGCGCGATGGTGGATGTCGCCGACAGGGTAGACATCGATCTTCCCCACGCCGGCGAATCGTTCAACGAGTCGAGTCCAGGCGAATGCGCGGACCGGCTCGAATACCTGCGCGGCTTGGGTTACGTCGTGCCGCAGCACGCCATCGACACGCTGCGCGAGGAAGCGGAGGAGGCCGAGTGAGTCAGACCTACGTCCTGAACGCCAATGGGCGCGAGCGCCCGCAGGTGCTTGCCAACATTCACGCCTTTGTCGATCGCCTGCCGCCGGGAAAGTCCTGGAGCGTGGAGATCAAGGAGGCCCGCAAGCAGCGGAGCGACCCGCAGAACCACGCACTTTTCGGCGTGGCCTATGAGGCCCTGAATCGGGCCACGGGGTTCACGAAGGACGAACTACACGAGGCGTTCTGCAAACGGTACTTCGGGACCGTCGAACGCGAGGTCATGGGGCAGGTGGTCACCCGTCCGTACCGGACCACGACGACGAACGAGCGAGGCGAGCGGGACGTCATATCCACCGCCGCATTCGCCGAGTTCTACACCATTGTGCAGATGGTCGGCGCCGAGGCAGGGATTGATGTTCCGGACCCGGATCCGTTCTGGCGCGAGGGGAGGATGGCAGCGTGAGCAATTTGAATGAGACCTTGAATGAGCGTGGCAATCGCTATGGAGACTTCCGCGACCACGCACTGATTGCGCAGGACCTTCAGGATGTAATGCGCCCTCCCGAAGGATGGAATCGGTTGTCTCCTCACCAGAAGCAGGCGCTTACTGTCATTGCAGACAAGATCGCTCGCATCCTGAACGGTGACCCAAACTATGCGGATAACTGGCATGACATACAGGGATATGCACGGCTCGTCGAGGAAAGGCTTTGAGCACTGCAGCCGAGAAACGCCACATGGACCGCGTTGCCAGGCTGCCATGCGCATGCTGTGGCTGCTATGGCGTCCAGGTGCACCACATCCGCGAAACCATGGGCATGGGGCAGAGGGCCAGCAACTGGCTAGTGATTCCGCTTTGCCCGTCATGTCACACAGGACCCAAAGGCATCCACGGTGATCGCTCCATGCTCAAGATCATCAAGGCCGATGAGTTGTCGTTGCTTGCCGACACGATGCGCCTGTTGGCGATAGGTGCGGCATGACCCGCCACTCCAAGAAGGACGCCAACCATGACGCCATCGTGGCCCGCTTTCAGGCGCTCGGATGCAGCGTGATCGAGATGCATGCGACGGGGATTCCGGGAATGCCGGACTTGGCCATCGGGTTGTCATGCCCGAACGGTCGAATCACCCAGCTCGTGGAGGTCAAAAACCCCGAAACCGCCTACGGCCGGCGCGGCCTCAACGCCAACCAGACCGCATTCGCTCGCGACTGGCGCGGCGGGAAGATCTGGACCGTCACCGGCGTCGATGAGGCCACCGCGCTGGTGCAGAACTGGCGGAGCGCGGCATGACCCCGCAAGAGAAACAGGCCGCCCGCATCGTCATCCGGACCATGTCCGACGACGAGCTGCGCCACGAGTCCAAGAAGATGTGGAAGCTGGCCTCCTTCGCCCAAGGCATGGCCGATCGGATCGAAAGCGAGCTGCGTCGCCGCAAAAAGAAGCTACGCATGGCTTTGGCACAGAACAACGGGGAGAAGTGAGATGCACGTAGGCAAGTTGATGGCTCGACTGAACCCGAAGAATGTCCGCTTCGACGTGGACTCGGGCGGCATTCCCGAGCTCACCCCCCAGGACATTGCTGCCGCCCTTGGCATGGTCGAGGATGGCATTGGACGCGAGATGCTCTGCCAGGTGTGGTGGCCGGATGGCGCCAAACTCACGGAGGATCATCTCTTCGAAGTGATGGCCGACGCCCAGCGGCAGGAATGGCAGCGTCGTGAGGATGCCATGCTGACCGCGGTCTTGGCGGTAGCCGAGCGGGGCGACAAGGCTCGCGGCATCTATGCCTCAGCCCATGCCAACCGGTGGCCGCGGATGGTGCACGTCAAGACTGAGATTCCCTTTGCCGCGCCTGGCTACCAAAAGGTCACTCGTGCCGTGCTCAGGGAAATGAAGGGTGCCGGCATCTGCCAGAACTGCCATGGGCGCACGATCGTTTTCGCCTCCGATGCTCCGGTGAAGGTCTGCCCGTCCTGCTTGGGCAGCGGCCACCAGGCGGTTAGCAGCCGTGCGAGGGCGGAAGCATGCGGCATCGAGTGGAAGAGCTTCCACGACGACTGGCAACGCGTATACGAATGGACCGCAGAGCTGTGCAGTCAGAGCCTACTTCGCGCGCACCGCCAGTTCATCGCCGCAATTGGTGGGTGTTAGACCCATCAAGAAAGCGATTAAATTCCTACTATGGGCATCGTGACTAGCGCTGGCATGTTTGATAACACAGGCATGCTGGCATGCAAATCCTATGTCTATCTCTTTATTGTTCATGACCCTGAAGCATCCGGCCAAGTTGGGTATGTCAAATTTGGTCAGAGCAAGAATCCGCTAGAGCGCGCAGCAACCATAAAAACTGGATGTCCTATTCCATTGGTTCGCTTGACTCTTGTTCAGGCCCCCAATCAGAAGTCGGCACGCTCTTTAGAGCAGGCACTTTTGCAGCAATATGCTGGAATGCAGTCGCAGGGGGAGTGGATACGCATTTTCTGGGGTGACAAAGAGCAGCGCTCAAAGTTTTTCAAGGAGATTGCTGCCACGATCCGCCTGCATGTCAGGTCGCCTAAGATCATGGAAGTTAATCCAGCGCATATTTTTGCTGCCGCTGAGGCTAGCCGTGGCCTACGAAAGAAGGTTCGGCAACATCCTGGCTGGTAGAGCCACCACTGAAGAAAGCCCGGCCAAGAGGCTGGGCTTTTTCGTTTCCGCGCCCCTGGTCTAACGGCAAGGCACGACCCTTCCAAGGTCGAAGATGCCAGTTCGAATCTGGCGGGGCGCTCCATCTGGAATTTCCATGAACTGGTTCCTCCGCTGGTTTCACAGGCCGGTGCTGGACCAACTCGCCCATCTGGAGCAAGTCACCATGTCCGCATCCGAAGATCTCGTCGCCAACGTCGCGGCGCTGAAGACCGCTGTCGCCAACGAACTGCAGGCCATTTCTGCCAAGCTGGCCGCCGCCCAGGGCGATGACCCGAACGTGGTCCAGGCGAACGCCGATATCCAGGCACTGATCGAGCAGCTGAATGCCGAGACTGCCTCCCTGGAACCTGCGCCGGCACCGGCCGCCGAGCAGCCGGCTCAGTAACCCATGACAGCAATACAGACGGGCTGCAGCGTCATCGAAGCAACGATGGCGCATCTGCTTCCTGAATCGCCCCGGGTTCTGAGGAGGCTCCAACTCTTGAGAGAATGGAGCCATGAACAAGTCTACGAAGTTTTCCCCTGAGGTCCGCGAGCGCGCGGTGCGCATGGTGCAGGAGCACCGT